CCTTCGTTGTTGTTCAATGATATACTGCAGCCGCCACTTGTCTTGAGTGTCATTTGACTACTCTCAAATCTGATTTGAGTATTGACATCTCCTGTATGACGAAGATATTCGGCAACATCTAATTCTCCCTGAACAATTGCGTGACTGCTAAATGTGGTCTGTTTAGAAATTGCTAGGTTAGCCGTAGTGAACCGAAGATAGTTAGCGTCCTCGCCGTAGTGTTTAATGTATTCACTTGTGAAAATTGTGGATTCGCACGTTAAGTTCCCACTAAACGTAGCACTAGTACCTACAATTGAATCGCTGAATGAGGATGGGCCAATAACGGTTAACCATTTCCCGGCGACATGAGTGGTTCCCCCTATCGCAAGCCTTCCGGGCATATAAACATCCCCGTCTGGGGGGGCTACAAGTACGTCTAGGGTGTCAGCCGAATTACTGACCGTCAGGCCGCCTCTGATTTCTAACGCATCCGTCAACGTTCCGCCACCCGTTGATAACCACGGCGAAGTGCCAACCACATTGTCATGGTGAATCAGATTAAGCGCACCGGGGTGAGTGTCCTTGTCATCCTCTTTAGTCCAACCAATTCCCATCAAGTGAACCCGACCCTTGCGACCGTAAAACTTGATACTGTCAAAGCGATCCATACCAGAACATTTGAAGACCGACACTCCGTCATGCGACACCCCCTCGTCGGTGTTTTGGATGTTCTGATAACTATGAATCCGCTGAATGAAAACCTCACCTGTCCCCCCCGCTTCAATACCGACTACATCAAAGTACCCACAATTACTCCACAGGAGATGGGCGACATAAGCCGACTTCATTCCAGATGGAACAGCGTAGGTGATGTGGCTTGTATTGGTCGTACCCAACCCAGAGGTTGAGGTGTAGGCATTACCAGCACAAATCGTATAGGAAGTATCCCACTCCGTGGTAGTTGTGTTAAAAGTCCAACTCCCGGACGAAGCAGTATAGTCTGCTCCAACATTAGTGGTGGTGTCGTATGCTGCAGTTAGGTAATCGGCATGTTGAAAGATCACTTGGTTGGCAGAACCGTCACCAACCCAGATTTTTCTGTCGCTGCTGTTTATAGCAACCTCACCCGCTGCGAGAGTAGAGGAGGGGGCTTCGTCTGCTGTACTACTGTGTGCTAACTGTATCGTGTTTGCCATTCGGGTCTCATTTTCTTATGACCAAGTAACGGCGTCTGACGCAAGCGTTTTGTTGGTTAACGTGTCTTCGCTGGAAGCCGTTATGTAATTAAGGGCGATAACAAAGTCATAAATCTGATCTCCTGTGGCTACTGTAGTAGTTGCTCCATCAGTAACCGCCGCTGTATCCAATAAGGCTGAAGTTCCTAAATCGTCGTCCACCACAATGGTGGCATCATAGGCTTGGACATCCACACCAACCTCTAAGTCTAAACTGGCCCTAGCTGTAGCAGCGTTTAAGTCCGTTGACCCGCCGTCCCACTTGAGCCGGTCGGCGTGTGCTGTGTTCCACTCACCAGAATTACCTCCATCAGCAGTAATGAGACCTCCAGCAATAAAGGCTTCATCAGTTTTCCAGCCGTCTGTTGTCCAGTATAGAGAGGGATCAGTTTGTCCTGATGTAGTGCATTGAATGAAAAGACCCGCCGCAGGGGCCGCTGCTGCTGTGGCCCTTGTGGTGTTGCCTTTCGCCAACATGATGAACTTATCCTCAATCTCAAGGGTCTGAGCGAGGGTGGTGGTTGTTTCGCCACTAACGGTCAGATCGCCGGTCACCGTAAGGGCTTCAACTGATACAGCAGAAGGTAGGCTCAGAGTAACGGTTCCAGCAGATTCTGTTGCTGTTATTTCATCGTCAGTTCCTGCGATTGTAAGTGTGCCTCCTAAATCAATGTCACTTGTCTCGGTTCCATCACTAATGACAAATTTAGAGTTAGTCAGGTGGGAGTTAGTTAAAGACTTAAGAGAAACCACTCCTCCCGTATCATCACCCAAACTATGGGCTGACATGGTGAAGTCATCTGAATCAAAGCAAGCGACACCTCTCTTGGGAACCGTGGCATCTGATAAGGTTGCGGCCCTACCAATTACCTCTTCAACGACGATTACTGCTGGTTCCGCCGTGTTTCGTCCTATAAACAACTGCCTGCTCCCATCTACCCAGCCAAGCTCACCGTGAGCTAGTTGGCCGTTGGTAGTGGTGGGAACGTCTGTGGATGCGTGGTTAGCAACCGCGCTTCGTTTTATTTGTGCTACGTTAGCCATTATGTTTTATTGCCATGAGGCTGTACCAAGATCAAATGATGATGTGATCCCGGCTCCAGCCGTGAATGTTTTATTTGTCATTGTCTGTGTATCTGTGTCTCCAGTAAATTCTCCTGTTATGCCTGCTACTGTTTTCATCTTTGCAAGAGTTAAAATAAACGGACTGTACTGCTCAGAGACATCCTCCAGTTCTTGGAAACGGAATAAAGCATACTTATTTGAGTTGTCAAGGTCTGTCTCAGTAATGGGTGAACCAGCCTGAAAATCTACAAAATGGGATAACTTCGGGGTAATCCTGCTAATGTAGAATTGATAAACTGCGCTGGCTGTGAGGTTTGGAATCTCAATAGATGACCCATTTATGTTATAATCGTTGTACAATGAGAGCTTTGCTAACCCATCCTCTACCTCTGTGGTGAAGGCAGCTAGGCTTTGTCCCGCTGAAGAAAGTCGTAACTCCAAGTGGCTATTGAGAAGCCAACCAAAGTTAGCATTATCGGGATTAGAAACAACATGAACAAGAGTCCCAGCCCCATTCGCTGTAGCATTTCCATAATATCTAGAGTAACCCATCTTAAAACTCTCCTAATAGTTTTTCCATTTGAGTATCAGTCTGCCAGTTGAAAGTCCTGACGGCACTCTTTAGGTTTGGATATTCCTTCAGCACACGGTTTTTAGCTCTGTTACGGTACTTTGCCATAATAGATTTCACCGCTTTAATGCGAGGGTCACGAAATGTTCCTTGATGAAAAAGCTCATTGCTCTCAGCCATTGTGCCAGCCCGTTCATACCCGGGACTGTTAAACAACCGTTCTAACGAACTTCTGAGTGTGCGTCCATTTATTTTTTCCTGACCAATGGCTTCTTGGAAACGATCAAAGGCTGTCCTGCCGTTTTCATCAAAGAATTTCCTCATGTCAAGGTGACGAGACCCTTTGATTCTGGCGGTAGGCGCACCGAAACCGTAATCCAGATGGCCAATTTCATCCAAGATTGGGTCTTTCTTAGCCTTACTAATCAGGAAGGGGTTCAATCCAGCGGCCCACACCGTAGGCTGATACATGGCTTCTACGGGGTCACCGAGGTAGTTCCTCATAGGCTCAATGTGTCGAGCAGCACCGGGGGTTCTGACCATTAAGCCTTCAAGCAGGCTGTAGGTCTTCTTCATGTAATGATCATCTGTGAGTGGCGTCCATTGTGAGACAATCTTAGGGATGTAAGCCCCAGTTTGTTTCTTAAGGAGAGTCTTCAACTTAGTCTCAGGTTCTAGGAAAGCCTGCAGAACGTTGTTGATGCCTGCCAGATAACTCTTGTCGGCTATGTTGTTGGAGAGGGAGAAAGCCCCAGCGAGCATGACCGCTTGGAACCCATCCTCCTCTAAATCACCATTCTGTCCCTGTTCAGCGAACTTTTCATAGACATCGGCGGCTAACCCCAAGACTGTCGAGAAGGGATCGAGCCTGCTATAGGAGATATACTTATCCCCCATGCGAACAGAGTAGGGTCTCCATCCTGTGGCGATCAGATTGTTTCGCTCCCTTGGATTAGAGGGGCCACCACCTGTGATGACTCCTGAGCTTGCCAACGAAATACTACTCACCCAATAAAACCTCCCAGCCCAGACGCGGCCTGCCGCTTCGGCCATTCTCTGGGGGTCACCGCTGGCCATATCGGCGGCATACCTTGTGTGCATGTTCTTCAGCCATTGTACTTCCTTACCCAGTAGTTGCCCCTTCTGGTTGGTGATAAAGGGAATGTTCATACGCTGAAGAGGGAACTTCAGGATATTCACAGGTGTCTTGATGAAGGGCATCACAAGGCGTAGGTAGGGATGGCGGTGTACCATGTCCTGTACATCCTGCAGCATTGAGTGTCCCTTCCCTCCCTTACCTAGACTCTTGAGGAATACAGCGTCTTTATCCAGCCGTCTGGTGTAGGTAACGTCTTCAGCCCAATCCATTGCTCGTTCTGATAAGACGCCCTTATTGGGATCATAATGGTGAGCCACATAATCTTCAACAAAGTCATTCCTGTTACGGTATTGCTCAGGGAACTCATCAGTAGCCTTGTCATTGAAACGACTCATAATCTTACCATGCTCACGGTAAGCTTCATCTTGAATGGCCTTGCCTGTGTGCCTTTTGCCATTTTTGCGTATCAATCCTTTGAAATTATCAGCGATATACTTTGCGACATCATCTGAACTTGTCAGGCCATGCTCCAAAGCGTCTTGCGCTAGTTTCGACATGGCAGTAGAGCGAAAGGCAATCTGCTTGAACAGTTCATCACTCGTAATCATCAACCGCATGGGCATACGAATGAGGTTTCCTACATAATCCAACGTCTTCTTGGCTCCCATACTAGCCCCAAAGAAGGACTCATCTGCCTGCTCACCCAGCAACCGACCTGAGATGGCGTTAGGTGGTTTTACATCAAACAGGTCAGAGTGTTGGCTTAGGGTTCCTTCGCCTGCACGGAAGGATTTCCTCGCTCCAGCTACCGCACCTGTGGCTTGAGCCATCGGGCCTGTTCCTTCCTGCCCTCTCTTAAAAATCTTTGATCGGCCAGCGTGGTAGCCTGCGTTGTCAATCAATCCTCCCGCTCGTTTCGCCCAGTTCCAACCTAATGACCCCGGCACTTTCATTACGGAAGCGTTGATCATGGCTGTTTGAACAAGGCTATCTACCATAACCTTGGCTTGCTTGGGGTCTCTCCGCATCAAGGCTCCAACCATACCTTCTACAGGTTTGTAGTAGAGGTGGATACCTGTGGAGATGAAGTTAACCATTTGAGTCTTGGTTCCGCTAAGGATGGAGTTAAGCCAATACTCATTATGAATGTCTATACCACTAATGCTGTTCGATAAGAACTCCTTCGAGGCAATAGCAGAATCAACTGCGCTATGCTTATTGGCCTGCATAATAGCATGAAGCCTATGAGCGTGTTTCTTAACAGTTGCGGGGTTACCAAACTTAACCTGATCAAGGTGCTTCTCCATGTCTGAGAAGACAGCCTTGTGCATATCATTCTGAGCGCGGAGCAGCCTACCGCCTGCAGTCCCTAGTTTCTGAAGGTTAGATACCTTGTGGGCGATCCGCTGCATTTCGTCGTGGTATGCCTTCTGCATACCTTTATTAGCCGCCCATTGATCGTCAGACAGCTTGACAATATCGTCTGCTAGCTGCTCAAGACGCTTCACTTGCATGACGGCATCCATCTTATAAGCGACAGTCCGAATGTACGCTTCTTTGAGAACCTTAACGTCCTGTGAAAGGGATTTGTCAAGGCTGGTGGAGGGAGCTAACTCTCCATAAAGCTTTCTGAAATCACCGCGACCACTACGGATACGTTCAGCCATTGCATCCCTGCCGATAGCATTGGCATCTGCGATATCATCTATACCGTTCAGGACATCTTCTTCCAGTATGGCGGCTGGCCCTCTTCGATGAGGGTCTCTAACAAAGCCAAGGGCATCAGCGAGAGTATCAATATCAGCTTTCTTAAAGGCACGAGCATCATCAGGAAGGTGGGAGAACCCCTGACGGAGGCTGTGTATGAAGAACGACATGATCCTCCCCGTAAGGTACTTGGAACCAATGTCAGTCATTGTGTTATCAATGTTAATGATCTTCGCCGCCTCGTTCATGGCGTCAGTCACGCTACGTCCACGGGCTTTCCCGGCGTTCTTCAGTATCTCAATAACCTTTTTACCAGCTACATCATTCCCCTCTCCAAATAGAATCCGAAGCTGCTCGCTCTCTGTTAGCCTTAAACCCGCTGGGCCTTTGGGATCAAACTCATACTTATAGAAATCTCCAATACCCTTACGCTTAGAAGCGTTGATGGCGTGTCGCTGAACCCTGCGGTGGTAGTTGACAATATCCTCACCACGCATCATAGGGTTCCTTAAGTAAGCTTTCTCTCGCTCTATAATAAAACGTTCAAAATCTTGGTAGTCAGAGAAGACATCTTTGGGGATGTGTTCCTGAAGTATGGGATTTGAGCCATCGGGTTGCCAGCGATTCCAATTATCTTGGGCTAAACTTCGCCTAAGAACTACCTTACCGTCATAGGTAGTTGCCAGCGTCTGTAAGTTATCTAACTGACCCGTAATGTTTCCCTCAAAGTATTGAAGGTCTGCTATCCTATGCCCCTTCTGAAGAAGTTCCCCAATCTGTGAGATATGATCTGCAGTAGCTTTTATTTGTTCAGGAGAATACCCCCTCCTCTTTGAAAACTCGGCTGACCATTCTGGATCATTTTTAGACCAAGGTGGTATGCCCTCAGCGATGCGTTCAGCATCCATCTTTTCCATCAGTTCCCAAGCGTCTAGCTCTTCGCCTGACACAGGGTCTTTCCTAACAGTTTCATTAGGAAGCTCGTCGAACGAGGTGGTGCGCGTTGACTCGATAAACCTTGTGGCTTCTTCTTCGGACAAGCCCATGTCGGAGGCGTGTCTCATCAGACCAACATCAGTTGTCCCGCTCAGTTGCTCCATGTCTCGGAGCTTGCTCCCCTTCTTAGTTATGTTGTCTGCGATTTCTTGGATTCTGGCTTTCTGAGTAAGTCTATCTACCGCCTTCCCATCAGGGACATCCCCAAGTGCATCATCAAACATTCTCCATAGTTCATCCACTATGGCTTTCTTCATCCCTTCAGGGTTTTTCCTCCCACCTTGAACCAACCATTGAACCTGATCTAGGAAGCGAGTCAGGGGAGAATTGAGATGAATGGTCTCCATGAGACCACCTTCCAAAGCCCCCTCACCCACCTCCTTGTCCACTAAGTCTGGAGCAAGCTCCTTAAACTCTGGGCCAGTAACGTCAACATCCCGTGCAACTTCCGGCCAGCCAGCGCTAGAACCTTCTGCCCGTCTCGCAAGAAGGGTTAGTTCCTCATCTGTAAACTCAAATACATTGATGAGTTTCCGTAGATGAAGCAGCGCAGCTATCTGCTCCTTCTCAAGATCGAGTTGCCCTAGAAAATCTTCGGCCTGCTTGACCGTCATATCATCTAACGGCCCTGACCCCAGAAGGTCTCTAGCTGTTAGGTTGTCTCCAATCTTTGGTGACTTCCTCCCAAGGTTCCTTAACATTGCTTGAGCCTTGATACCGTCCAGAGTCAGGAGTTTATCCTGAAGCCTTGCAGCGGCAGACAGGGCTGCTTCAAAATTAACAACAATAGAACCATCAGGAGGAGGGCCATCCAGCATGTCAACGGGGATTTCCTCGTTCTGTCCGACAGGCGTTCTCTTATAAAGGTCTTCCTTTACACCTACTAATTCACTCTCAACCTCACCGTGTAGGTCTTCGTCCCACTCTCTGGGAGCTAAGGACTCATCATCTATATCTTTTAGCTCTTTAGGCTTGGCTGCCTCTTCAGCTTCAGAGCCGTCTAAGGCTTTCGAGTGGGCTTCTGCTAACTCATCGGCAGCTTCAGCTTCGTTAATAGGAGTAACAGTATCTTGGTCACCGCCAAAAGCTAAGTCCTCAGACTCTAGCTTCTTCCGTTCTTTCGCTGAGAGAGGCCCATCCCCACCCTTTGCCGCTGCTTCAGTTGCGTCTGCTCCTTTTTTAGCTGCCTGATCTCCACCATGTAGAATCCTGCTGAGTCCTCGTGACCCTGTGCGTCCTGCTGCGACAGCACCAACCTTTAACAGGGCTGCAAAGTAGTTAAAGAAGAGTCCAAAGACAGCACCCTCTCCTGCAAACTTCAGCCTGCCAAGTGCGTTCCCATGAAATGCGTTCCAACTGAAGGTGATCTTCTCTCCCAGCTTGTTGGCAGGCTCATTCATCCAGTTGGGGTTGTCTTCAATAGCCTCCTCAACGATGCCCTCTAATTCGCTATACTCATCAAAAAAACTACGAAGACTGTCGATGATTAACTCCTCATCCTGTCCTCTCCAAAGCACTCCCTCCGCAACAACACCTGTACCGATTCCCTGCTTGCCTATCTCGTAAAGCTTCCTAGGAGTTAAACCTCTAGACCGCTTCATCCTGTCTTGCTCACGAAGATTTTTAGCCAAATCACCGATATAAACAGAACGAGTCTTATCGTCCATCGCAGAGATTTCCTTGTCTGACTTGGGCTTCTTACCCCATCTCTTTTTTAAGGACGGGCTCCAATCAATGTTTTTGCTGAGTTTCTCTGCGCCAAAGCCAGACGCTTTTATAGCCCTATGACTCAATAGATAGGAGCTAACCAAATGCACTCCTATGTTTGACAGTTGGTAGTTAGTGCTTTCGGGATTGTCTGGGATGTAATCAGAAAAGGTAAAGAACCGCTGATCTGCACCCATCAAGTCGGGGATAAGGTTGGCCCCAGCTTCAACTGTTTTGGCCAAACCCTTAGTGCCTCCTTGGAATGTGTTTATATACCAAGGACGTTCTGCCATCTGCCTCGACTTATAGTTAGCCTGCCCATCTGACCGAGTATACCAACTGTCCATCTGACCTTGGTATTGATCCAGTTCGCTTTTGGTAGCACCACCTATTTTAGTTTCTCCTACAGGCATCTTTATTTCTTAGGTTTCTTCAGGTTAAAGGGATTCCTTTTTGTCATCTCCTCGATAATCCTTGCGGCTTCTGGGGGAGTTGGCTTAAGCGTCTCTAGGATACGCTCGGCTGCTGTTTTTCTCTTCGGGTCTTTTAGCTTCCGCAGCAAAGCCGCTTTCCCTGATTTACTTAGAACGCTTTTCTTCGGATTTGGATCATCTTGACCCGGAACCTTCTTAGGTTCTTTAAGATCAAACGCATTTCTGCTCCGTATGTCTTGAATCATTTTCACCGCCGCCTCCTCCATTGGTTCCTTAGTTGGCTTTGGTTTAGGTTTAGGCTTCCTCTTGGGGACAGGCTTAACTTGAGGCCCATGTTCCGCTTGGAGCTTTGACATGCCGGGAGGTAGCGGCGGGGTCTTAGGTATGACCGGCTTGGGCGTTTCTCTATTATCTTTTCGCGGATTGGGGTCATCCCTCAGATCGAAGGCGTTACGTTTTACTATGTCCGAGACCATCTTCTCCTTATCCTTCTTCTCTTGCTCCTCCTTCGTCGTTGCTCCGAAGCTTCCTGCCTTCCGCTGCTCACGCTCACTACGCTCTGCACTATGATCAATCGACTCAGGCATCATCGGAGGAAACTCAGACTCTTCTGGCTTGTGTGGAATAGAAAGAGGCGAAAGACCCATCATATTCGTCTTACTAAGATACTTGTCTTTGGTTAAGTTTGAGTGGGCAAGGAGGAGGTTGAACGCTCTAGCCCTCGCTGAGTTTTGCTCTGGGCCACCACTAAGGACTTGCCTGTAGTGTTCAGTCTTCTGCTTGAACTCTTTAACATTGAGAGATATTCCTGAGCCTCCAAACGCATGGCCTGCGAGGCGCGGCCAAGTCCATCCAGAGTCAGGGAGGTTAGTGGTCTCCTTATACCCCATGTCAGCGAGCGCAAGCTCTTGTGCTAAGAAATACTGCCTGCCTATCTTGTCCTTGCGAGGTATAGCCCAATCATCCAGACCATGCATGTCAATAGCCTCTTGAGTCCTCTCGACATCACCCATTTCTTCAAAGCCCTGCAAAGTCCAGAGGGGTGACGCTACTTGGTCTTGCATCTCTGGGTCTATGAACGCCCTCCCGTAACCAATAATAGGACTCCCATCCCTCTCTCTGCCACTCTGAATTATATGATCGGAAGCAAACCCTGTCTCAGGGTTGGGACGAGTTGTGTAAGGGCCGGTCGGAATCATCCCGTTCGTGACCACCGCATACTTTTCTAAATACCCATCCCAATCTAACCCATCCTCGATGTTAACCTCACCATTTAGAACTTTCTGGTTGTGGACGAGAAACCTCTCATGGTGGACTTTCTCCCGGTCTGTGTAGTGAACATCTTGGAACATGTTACTGTCCCCACCCAAAAAATCTGCTACGATATTGTTTTGGATATGCTCGACAGCAGCTTGGGGGAGGTCACCCCTCTTGCGAGACATGAACATGACCATCTGGCCTCGCATTTTTCGGTCATAATTGCCGTGGGCCTTCTTAAGCTTACGAGCGACTTCGGGATCACTAAGGTCTTTCCCGTGGGGATTGATATCATCACCCGTCATCACTCCCCACAACTTGAAAAATCCCTTTGCCTTGGTCGAGAACTCATACTCTGGGTCTTTCTCAGCAGCGTTGATCTCAACGGTGATGTCATCAAACTCATCCCACTTGTTAAAGAGGAGGTGGTATTGGGGGTTGAGGTTGTCTCCAACAATGTTAAAGGGAACGGACATCTCTTCACCGTCCTCGTTCATGACATTAAAGTTTAAGTCTGAACCCTGTTTAAGCGCACCCTTATCATCAATCCAATCCTGCCAATCAAGGTTACCCCCTTGAAGCCTCATGTTCTTGATGTAATTCTGCTTCTGCCTAACCCTTTCTAGTTCTATATCTATCTGATCGGTTGCACCCGCCTCTCGTGCCTTCTTCAAGTTCTGCAAATCCCTTGCGAGTTCCGTAACACCTAGGTCATACTGAATCTTACGCTGCTTCTGCCGCTGTCTCAGGGCTTCAGCTATCTTGTTCCCAGATGGGCCTGTCCAAAAATGAGCCGCAGACGCCGCACCTGTGGCAGTTTGGTTATCTTCAAAAAGCTGCTTGTTATCAATATTGCCTAACGTCTGCAGCGACTCCTCCATCTGTACTGCTATGTCATCAACTTGCTTTGCTTCAGCCGCACTTGCCTCAAGCAGGGTCTTCATCTGCTTTGTCTCAGTCTGCGCTCGCCCTTGTTGGCTTCTCCTTAAGTGGTCTGTGTATGTCCTCGCATAGAAATTAACCCGCTCACGCATCTGCCTAACGATTTCATCTGTTACCTCTTTCTGTCCTGAGTCCCTCCAATGGTTGTCCCGCTCTGTGGGGTCTGGATGAGCCGCATGATATCTATGCAGGAGCTTGCGTGAGATTGCTTTCATGTCATCCTGCATCTCCTCGAAAGCCGAGTGCGCTGCCTCCTTCTCCAAGTTGGATGGTTTACCTAGATCAACCCCCGATTGCTCCCCAAGCTCATCAGGTGACTTGAGTTTGAAATAGAAATGAGGAGAGATAACAGACCTAAGAACATCGTTGGCTCCTCCGTCAATTACTGAAGATAAGATGGAAGACTCGTCCCTGTTCAAGGATTCCCATTGCCCAATAATTTGGGTATGCTTCTCCACCATCTTAATGGCACGGCCTAATGCCTCATCATCCTCATCTGTGAAGGTTTCGTTCTGAGCATCCGTAAGCTCTGCTATAAGCTCATAGGGGTCTGATCCTGTGTCTTTTCCTCGTGCTACATTGGAGGCTATTTGGATAAGATCATTACTTTTGCTAAGGGCTGAGTTGTCTCCGAGAGAATCAACACTACGAGACAGGGCCATCATGAGGCCAGCCGCTTCGGGTTTGAAGGTGGGGTTCTCCGCGATAAAACCAGCGACCAAAGATTCAGGGTTGAGCAGAGCGGTGGCTCTCTTCTTGGCATCTTCTAAAGTTGTGCTGCCGCCGATTGCCTTCCTGAACATCTTCTGGATTTGGGGGAACAGATCAGTATTCTTTATGTATGCGTTTAATGACGTTTGAATTTTTGCGTCAATTTCTTTTCCATACTCTCGCTCAGTCACTAAGGCCGTTAGATCAGCCTTACGAATAGCACGGGTTAAGTCTTGCACGATTTCCCTAAAGACTAATTGCGTGTGGAGGTCTCCTCCTTTTCTAATATACTTGGTTAAAAAGTCTTCATTCGCAGCAAGAGTGTTGGCAACCGTTGATATTCCCTTGCTGTCATATGGGAAAGGAACGTCATGTATACCCCAATCAGGGTTGGCCCTGTCCTTGAGAACAAGGTTAACTCCTGTAGCTAATCTATTGACTTCCTTTTGTTCGCGCAGGAATTGTTTGTTGTGAGCCTCGGCCTCAACATCCATGACCTTTTCCCAGAATGAATCTTCATCAAGATTAAATGAACCGGAACTACCGCCAGACACCCCATCCTTCCACCGCTTGAACATACTGTGGCGACTCTTCGTGCCGTCTGGGTTAGTGGTTTCACGGGTCATCTTCATGACTCGCTCATAGAGTGACTCAATCAACAACTCGTTGTCCGGGTCTTCAACTAAGTCTAAGAAGACGGGTTGGATGATCTTTTCAAATACCGCCTGATTGAAAGAGTGATCACCATCTGGATAGCTTGCCCATTGTTTGCTGATGTACTCTCGCAAGGGCTTAATGTTGATCTCGTCTCCCGGCTGTCTGGTCTTGCCGGTTACTGGGTCTTTGTAATTCGGTTGGTTAATCTTAATGACATCCAACAAATGGTTGCGACCATTCTCATAGAAATTCTCTAGGACTTCCGTGCGATCCGCTTTGACTTTCTCGTTCAGGAAAGGTTGGAGTAAGCGTTGCCTAGCTTCCATCCACTTGGGAGCATACCCTGCATCCCAGTAGCCTCCTTCTTTAGGGTTCGTAGGTTGACGCTGACGGTTCTTAGCTAGGTGTTCTTCAGCTATGAGTTCAGCCTGCCCAGCAAAATCATCACCCTTCTTCGCTGCTTCGATTGCAGCTAGAAACTCTGCATCTGTGCGGAGAAAATCAGCATCCTTGTAAGCCGTGATCCCGGCTACGTTCATGATCTGATTCCGATAGACATGAGGGTTCCTCCATTGAGAATACCCTGCTGCTTTTAAGCCTGTCTTAAACCCATACGCATTATCAGAAACCATCTGTTCCATCTCGCGTAGGTACTGTGAAGACTCAGCCATCCCCCGGTTCTCCCGGCCTACCATGTACTTCTCAAGGATGGGGTTGAATCTCTTTAGGGCTGTCCCCAGTTGTTGGAGACCTGTCCCACCAGAGGGTTTGTAGGCGCGTCCCGTAATGGAAGCTGGCCCAGCGTTGCCGGGGTCAACCGTGGGGATAGCCCCTAGGACTTCCGAAGGCGTGGGGTTCCACCGTTTTGCTTTAGCTGCCATTAGATGTCCATCTCTCCGCTAATATCTGGACTCGCCTCAAAGACTTTATCCTTGGGCTTAAAGCCTTGCCTAGTCTTGTAGCTGTCATAAGCAGACAACATTCCACCAGCCGCTTCCAGCCCGTAGGCCAACTCAGATGGCTGGGCTATGGGAGAGTAGTTGGAAATCAAACGACCCCGTACCTGAGAAGCCAGTAAGGCTTTGTCTCGATCCCACTTGGCTAACGCTGTGTCTTCCCTGAGATACTGAGCCTCCATCCACCTAGCGTCATACGCATCAAATTCCTGTGCTGCCATCTCTAGGCTGGCTCCCGTAGCTCCTGATTCATTAGCAGAAGCAGCCCGTTTAGAAGCTACTGTGGTAGCTTTGATCTGAAATGCTTCCCTCTGTCTGGCCGAGGCATCGAGCTTGTCTCTCACATTAGAAGCCAGCATGGTTTGTTGCAGCCCCTCCTGCCTCTGCATGTCAGCCCCCACAGCTTTCTGATGTTCCAAGGTAGCTTCAGCCTGCTGCTTTGCACCCATGTATTGGACTGCTGAAGACGCCGCAGCGATCACCATCATGGCAATCGTAGTGGGTTCGCAGGCTAAGATGGGGATAATTTCAAACATGATACCTTGTGAATAATCTAAACCGTCTGCCTTCTATGCCATATTTATCGAACTCTTCGATAAACTCAAAGCCAAGCCACTTGAGCCATTTAATATAGACTGTCTGTCTTTCGTCAACGACATTAAACAAAAGTCTGTGTTTTGAGTGTAATTCATTCAACCATTCTTTGGAGTTACGCAGAAATTTGACAGCAATTCCGAATAGATCATCAGTTCCCAAGCACCAGACAATGCCGCTTTCGGGATTTCCAGAGTTGTTGACACCAAAAATTGCACAGGGACGGTCACCGTCTCTGAGGCAGAGGGTGTAGCAGGCGACTGCGGAGTTGATTCCATCTGCAATGATTGATACAGGAGGCTTGAGGGTGAGCGCAGAGAGTTCTTCCCTGTCAGCAGCCCGTAGGTTCTCCCCGATTGATCTGGCATCCGATATGGTACTTCGCCTAACATAAGCTGCTCCGTAGTCCCATCTAGCCCCACCTTGTAGCCCTAGAATATGCTCTTCCTTCATAGTCTATACTTAAAAAGTCTGACGGATAGGGTGTGTCATTAGTAATTTTAATGTTAACGCGGTCACTCTTCCCCATGATCCCAAATCTATATGAACCCTGCGACAGCGTGGATACTCCTTCAATTGCCGTGGCGTATCCCAACTCCACCCCACCAAAGGAGTGTGTACTACTCTGCGTTACATCCTGTGGTAGGTGCGTGACATCCACCGTGAAGGTACGAGCGTTTGTAAACTCTAGTTCCCCTCGGAACAACTGGTGACGGCCCCCGTAGAGTGGCCCCTTGCTGTCAGTCCCCGCCTTACGGAGGTACGGTTTAGACAGGGTGTACTCAAACGTATAAGGTTCGCCCATGATTAACTCCTTTCCTGTGAGGTCGATCCCATTGAAAACCGCTGTGCTTGTAGTAACAGTTGTAGGTTTCACCGGGACATTGCTAGGAGGCATCACCGTGAAGTTAGTAGTAGGAGAATAAGGGAGAGTAATCGTTGTGTTCCCTACAGCATAGACAACCCGTGAATCCCCTGAAGCCATTGTGAGGCGGCGATCCAAGAGAACCTGAAAGCCTCTGCTTCCATCTAGCTGGGAATCCTCAAAGGTTAGTGACTCTAAGAAAGTAAAGTCACCTCTCTTAACGATGAGGTAGAGTTTGTTGCTTATAAACTCCATGTTGAGAATCTGTGAGTTCGCATCCCCTGTTTGATATGTGAACCATGCAGACTGAACCTTCTGCCTGTTCTCAGCAATGTAATATTTGTAGATGTACAGGTTAGCCTTACCTGTAGCATCTGTTAAAACCGCAAGCACATCCTCCGAAGAACACGAGGCCAGCTTGGTGACGTTGCCTTCGATATACTTCGGGATGTGTGCGGTCAAGTCCTTGGCGTCTAGGCTATCTAACTGATCTTTAGACAGAAAGTATTCTCCTACACCTGAAAACCCTGTCCGCTCAAACGGATAGAACACCGAGTTGCCAGTTAGAATGGGAGGAGCCTCTAATGAAAAGTTAGAAAAGCTGGTGGTAGGGGTAATGCTGACTGTCTTAGGAGACAGGAATTGATCACCCTGCAGAGAATACTGACCCTGATCAGCAAACAAAACAAGGCGGTCTGCATAAGGCACAGCATAGTGCAGCTTGGAAACATTCTCTGATGAGGTGCGTACATCAATGGGAGACGTATCAAGGAACGAAGCAGCCGTTGTTCTGAAGAGATTAAAGTATTCTCCTGATTCACTTAAGACTACATTTTGTCCCGCCAAGAAACCCAAGCGATTTTTATAGAGAAAAATCTGGTTGAGTGTTTGGCCAACAATCGACGGCATGGGATTCGAGAAGTCATCCCCAGCCTTTCGATCTTTCCATAACCCATGAGAGAGACGGAAAACTGGTTTGTTGGCTCTGAAAAATCGCTGCAACATCACAGGCATGCTTGAATGCCTGATGTCAGATACCACACCGAACCCAGAGGTTTCTACCCAACGTCCATGTTGTAAGCGATGGGGGTCAGCCTCATCTCCCTCAAACTTCAGGTAGTAATCGTCAGCCTGCTCCCTAGCGTCTCCCACTACCTTAACCACATGACCGTGCCGACATATCTCAGGGAGCTTGGCACTCTCCTCAACTTCATAGTAGGTAAGATTTAACCCGTCCCCTCCTAAATCATCCTCAACACCAATCTTAAAAAATGTGCCTTCTGGATTACTAATGGAAATGGTTGAACCAAACTGTTCAACGCTCCACTCGCGGTCTCCTCCTCCTAAGACATCTCCCTGCCACTCAGCTAAGTGTTTAGTTTTAGTAGCATCATAGTAATGACCTGAAGTACCGGGGCCATCCATGTCAGCCTGATCGTCCATGTCAGAACGAGTATGAGTTAACCCAATCAGTTCCTCCTTGGATGCCGTGCGAATAGTTGACTCAGCATAGTGACTGACCGACTTTCCTCCTGCTCCCTGCAGTTTTTTAGCGGGGGTGACCCACCACTTCCCTGTGGTAATGAGACCATTGCTGGCCAACATCTCTGCAACTCGGTGTGTACCTATTGCTTCTTGACCTGTCGCTCCTGTCCACTTAGGAGTCTTGTAGAAATACTGACCATTATAAACCACAATCTTATTACTGCCTTGGCCCGTTCCAACCGTATCGGTGAGATCAAACTTTGGTACTGTTCCTGCGCCCCCACCAAACTTATGGTAGGCAGCAGTTCTGAATAAGCGACCGGGAGGGGTCTTTGGCATCAGAAGACCGGGGTCTTTAACGGTCTGAACCTCGCTGAGTTCTAAACCACCCCCCTCAAAGACATCCCCCTCAAAGTCTTCAGGATCATAATTGTCATACCAGCTACCACCTGTATTTATCCAGAACGTCATGTCCCTGAGTTGACGGGTCTCAGAGTCGCGCCCTATTGTATATCTGTTACCGGCTACCTTATAGGTATCATCAACGTTGTCCTTGTCCTTATCCTGAAAGTCATTCCCTAAGATACAATCGGTAAACGTCCAATCTTCTTCTGACAATGTACTGCTTTGAAAACCTGTGTCTGCCTCGACCGTGTTACCATCTAAGTCTGTCGTTGGGCCTACTCGACCTTGGTCATCACAGAGTAGTGCTTCCCATTGATCGTTAAACCCAGAGTTGTTAAGGGCATTAAGAACCTGTTTAACCGTTGTGGTAGTCTGGCTACCATACCTGTATTCATAGGCCCAATAAAAGTTAGCCCAAATAGTTATCTCCTGCCGCACATTGTCGTATGCAACCGCAACAGTTTCCGTGTCCTGATCTTCTGGAGTCCAATCTGCAACGACATGGCCCCACTCGGTAGTGGTGGTGTACATCGCTGCGCCTCTCTCAATACTCATGGAGGTGGTAGCAAAGGTGCGCCCCTCCCCCTGTGGTGGAGTAGACCTACCAGCCGTTACACCTTGAGGAACATTTTCTGTCGTACCCCAGCCGCCAGCAGGATCCCAAAAGAAGTGCCAGTTTTGAGTAAACCGTAGTGACCAGTTGTTAAAGTCTCCCGCTGTCCTTCGCCGAATACATATAACTTTCCGAGACGTAGAGTTTGCGTTTGCCCCGTCTGCTCCATAGAGAAATCCTTTAGTTTTTGAGGCAGGTGTCTCATCTGTTTCCTCTTCAAAAGTAACGCCGGGATTCAACGAGTGGTTAACAGCCTCGTCTCCAACATTTATCCTGTAGTATTTACCATAGTCAGCCTGTCGAACAGTAATGAACGCCTCGTACCTCTCTCGGTTTGGAGCGAACCCTCCCGGTTTCACAGAGACAGTCTTGTTTGCGATGAAGGTAGTGTCCCCTATGGTTACCGCTTCAAAATCTTTCTTTGGGTTTGTAGTGTGAGATAAATAATCATAAGGATTTCCCCGCGAATTATCTACTTCGATGGGGTACTCATCCCCGGTTTTCAAATCAAATACATAAGGGCCAATCCCTTCTTTCACCACATAAAAGATTGAACTTTCTGGAGCGTTCCCTACATGGGCTGTCGAAGTGGTTGTTGCTGTTCCAACTGTAGTAGGTCGGTAGTCCGACACATGGAACAGGCGCACCTTTTTGGTGGATAGGGTAGACCAGTAGTACAGGTTGAAGTTAGTACCATCGCTGTCTGTGTAATCGCCGCCAGCAGTATAAGGGGCTTCTGCAAGGGTGAGCTTATGCTCTTCCACCTTTGTTACAATACTACGGGGTGCGTTAACATGACTACCCAGTTTGATAAGCTGGCCCTCAGAGAACAGAGTACGAAAGTCCAGAGTATTAGAACCTACGGTAACCCACTCAATCTCATCCCCATCAAGCGTCACCTGTGCGGTAGCATCGGCAGAGTCAACTGCACCAGACCACCCAATGAAATCATGTTGCGTATGGCCCTTCGCATACTTCTCCTTATAAGAATCAATGTGCCTTAGTTGATCCCCATCTATTCGATAGCCGTCGAAATCGGATGACCTGAACTGTCCCCCCTGCATCAGCCAAAACTTATTCTCTTTCTCAGCGGTACGCAGGGCTGTGTTGCCCATTGTCTTTGCAGGCTGCGTGAGAAGGTAGTCTTCCCAAGGTCTAGTCAGGACATACTTAGCAAATACTGGAATTTGCTGGCTTCCTATGTAGGTCTCTGTGTTTAAGTCCCTGAACCTAATCTGATCGCCGACTGTATAATCGTTACCCTGTGCGCTGGTGGTGCTCCCAAACCGCACAGTTATCACACCGTCAATCCAAGACCCGTTGGCTCTTCGCACCGACTCCACCAACAAGCCAGCCTTATATTCATCACCACTAACAGTAGACGTACCCATTGCGGGGGTGGTGAGTTCTATCTGTCCAAATGTTATGTAACCACCAACATCAGGGTGGGCTGTAGCGACAGAGGCATCCTTGGTCTCCTTTAAGCGGATGTATCTCCAGTAGTTGTCTCCAACTTGGCCCTGCTGTCCTTCACTATGAACATAATAAGTCTTACCTAGTGTAATCCCCTTGACGAGCGAGCTTCTACCTTCCGTTGCATACAGTTGAACTACTTGACCTGCAGTAAAGAAGGGAGTGTTATCCTCTGTGTCAGAGTTTTGATATACAATGGCACTCCCTATGATACCGGTTTCCCCAAAAGGTAATGATGTGGTGGTATCAATGCTCGTGGTGGTAATACTTAGCCCACCCTTGTTTATCACTACGGCATACTGCTCTTGCCTGTCTCTGCTCGTTAGGTGGAAGAAGGAGTCCTGAGCGGGAGAGAGAGTCGAGGTGGTAATCTTGTCGATTGCCCCTAGATGTTCTATGGGAGGACGCTTGGTTAGTCCCTTGATGTGGGACGAGTAACCATTGATTTGTTCCGTAGCCTGAGAAGGAAATCGCTGGGACTCTGCCTGCTGGCTGGCTCCCTGTGACAAATTAGTAACTGCATACTTGGTGACAGGCATTATTTTACAACCCTATAAAGAGACCCTACTGGATTGACGTTCGATGTCGTGTTACGCTCCACCGTATAGTAGGCTAGAGCCGAACCGAATATGCTGTGGTCGGCAGTTTCGCCTTCGATCTGCACAAACGATGTCCACGCATCTCTCTCTTCTTGGATTACAAACTGTAACAACTGAGGATCACCAACATATCTCTGTGCAAAAATCCTTGAGGCTCGCATCGTAATGAATCGACGAGCATGTTCTGGCAACGCTGGCTCACCCTCATCACCCTGTTCAAAGGCTACTTGGTAAACAATGTTAACCTTAAGGTCAGTAGTAAATTGGTATGTCCCATCATATTTATCATAAAGAAATCTTCCACGAACAATAGGATCAAGACTTGAGTAGCTGCTCAGGCTAGTGTCAAGCTGTAGCGCATTGGTAGGCGCAGCTATACGTTGGCTATACCTAAGAACTTGACCGCTTGCAGCCGTCCCTGCCACAAAGGAAATACCATCGCTGTTAACGGTCTCTACTGTATTAGCAATGCTGTCGATTGCGATTGCTTCTCCCTTTTCTAAAAAATGTTGAGCGGCGGTGCTGCCGCCAAGCGTCACCGTGTTGACCGCAGTTGAGGGTTGCTCTGAAATGATGCAGCCAATCGTAGCTGTACCTAGAGAGAGGGGTTCGTCAAAGAATCGGTTGAAGTGCCACCCCTCCGTTTGGACTGCCTTATCAACTTCCTCTAAAACCTTCTGTGCCTCGTAAGCTTCGCCTGAAGTTTGGAGAGAGGCAACCCGTGCCTGCCCTATAGTAGACAGCATTTGATTTACTGCCTCCAGCTTCGATGTAAGCACCCCGTAAGCCATAACAAAATAAAGGAAACGCCCCCTCCCATCGAGGGGACGCCCCAATGATTATTAACTAGGTTGAACGCTGTCAGACCAAACAACAACAGACTCAGGGCGTAACGGCCCATGACCCATGCTGTACTTGGCAACAAACAGGTTCCCCTGACGAGCAATCAGATACTCCGATTCCATTGTCAAGTCTTGCAGCTTCAACGTAGCGAAGCCACCCTTCTGGAACACGAGTCCCGCACATTTACTGGTGTTCTGACGGTAATCATTACCTGTCTGACCATCCCAGCGGTTGAAGACACCAGTTTCATCGGCCTTCGGAATGTGCATCGAAGTCAGGAGCGTAATACCCGCGACACGAGCAACCGTACCAGCAGCGATTGAACCTTCTCCACCAACATCCTTGTTGATAACAGAGTTAACAACATCTGTGTTACTAGAGTTGTTGACCAACTCGTAGTACATAGCAGGAGTTATGATGGCGTAGCGATCACTCGAAGGAACATCCTTCTCATCCAACAAACGGGCAGACTCAAAGAGAGCATTCCGAATGGCTTCAGCTTTAGGAGCTTCGCGGAGCAAGTCCTCCAAAGTCTCACCAGCGTTCGCCGTGTTAACGGGATCACTTGGAGTAGACTTTTTACAATAGACAACCGAACCCCTTTTGGTTTGATCAGTTATCCATGCGTCAGAAGGAAGAAGGGCTGCCCCCGTTCCGTTCTTAGCACCTGTCTTGACAGCAACACGCAACACATTCCTATCGAAGGCGTTGGCCAAAGCCTCACCAAGTTGATGGGTATATGGAGCGCGAACATCGAAGTGACTCACCAACTCATCAATAGATGAAATGAATGTCGAAGACATCAACATCTTATCAATGTGAATGAGTACCTCAGTTTGCTGCATATGATTCAAGCCACCAGCCTGACCAAGCCCTGCGTTACCATTGCCCAAACCAGTAGTGGTTGAGGCTCCGTCTGCGAGGTTCTTATCCTCATTAACACTTAGGATATCCGTACCGGGGGTATAGTATCCTGCGTTCGCCGTTCCGATTACTGGGAACTGCGCCGATTTACCTTTAGAAATAGTTCTAATGGTATGCAACGGCTTCATGATGTTTTTCTCATCGAAGACCGTCATTACCTCTCCTGCGAATTTCTTCAAGAAGAGTTCCGTTGAGTCACTACCAGTTAGATTAACACCGGCGCGTGACAAGACGTTTGAAGCACCATGTAGTTGGGAATTGAATCCAAGAGCCATGATAATTTCCTTTCCTTTATCTTGTTTAACTTAAAAGCAGCCTTAGCACTCACTAGGGCTTACCACATAACAACCCCTCTGGTTGCTTTCAAGTTGTCTGACGTATCAGGCTATTCAGCGTCCCCTTCGGGCAAATCTAATGGCCCAGCCAACCACCCTTCAGGCAGAGTGACTCTGTTTCTAGAGAGTTCCCACTCTTTGCCGTCCCAGTAATAGACTCGGCCTGTAACGTCTGGCCCTAAACGAACCAAGGCGTCACTCGTCGGAATGAAGACTACTCTTTTTCCATTTGTCAAGCATCCGTTTGTTCCAAGCAGCCCTAAGACTAGCAGGGACAGCAGGAGCAACCGTTGCTTTAACAGGTTTAGCAGCCTCATTCCATAGTAAACTAAGTATTTCTTTAAGAATTGCCAGTATTGCCAGTAGTGCCGTTGCCATTAGCTGTGTCCAGTTTCTTGAGGGTCAAACGAGAGCCTGTGTAGCCGAGGGCTACCAAAGCGGCCATAACAAGGCCAACAACCTTGGTCAAACCGTCACTTCCCTCCAGTATTCCAGAGGAAGCAACGGCCCCAACGATCACAGCCAGCATACTCATATAAAACTCGGTGGATTTATATCCCGGTTTCTTAACCGCTTCGTTTACCACCGGCACAGTAAGTTGTGTATCAGGCATATTATTCTTGGGTACTTCTGTTAACCTCTCCCAACTTTAGCTCCACCTTGTTGGTTTTGAAGCCAAGAATGAGGGAGGGGAGGGGGATGTCTACAGCCAGCCAAGGAAGCTTGAGGCTTATCCCTTCGGCAGACACTCGTGCATCGGGGAGAACCCCCGCTGCTTTGCCCACACATAAGGAGGGGATGCCCCACTTGATGGTCTGGCCAAACAAGGTGACATTTGGGACAGGCTTGAGGCTTGCTCCAAAGGTCTCCGCTCTTGCAGTCGTTGCGAACAACGCTACACCAACGATAAGTAGTATCTTTTTCATTAGTTTGTTACCGCAAGACGCTTATCCACCATTGCGTGGAACGCCTTGTCTCCAGCCTTATACAGAGGATTCTTCATGTCCTCCTGCATTTCATAAGTAGAACCATAGCCTACGGCTGCTGGAGCCTTGCCACCCTGCAGTAAAGAGGGGGCAGCACCCGCATCAACCTTGCTAAACTGGGAGGAGAGTCCCTGAATTGCCAACTTGGCCATCCCTATATCTCGGCCTGACACAGCGGTGTTAAAGGCTGCCATCTCCTGTTCACCCAAGGAATCACCAGCCCATGCAATCATTCTTGCGTAGGTCTCCTCACCTCCTGCGAGATCGAACAAGGCAGAAGCTTGATCTTGGCTAACCTTCTCCCTCCCCTCTATGAAGGAGTCCACAAGTTCCCTTGAGATACCCTTCTTAGCTAGTTCTTTGTAGGAATCGTCTCCGATAACCCCGTTGTTATTGAGGTACTCATCCTCATACTTTTCAAGGTCTGTCGGGGTAACGAGTCCTTGTTCCTCGGCCTGTCTAGAAGAAAGTTTCTTTTCCAGTTGACCATAAGCTTTGGCAAGCTCTTCAGCATCACCAAACTTATTGGGTAACCAATCTGGTCGGTCACTTGCTTCTTGTTGCTCCTGCTGTGGCTCCTCTGCTTGAACTTCTGCTTGAGGTTCTGCTTGAGGTTCTGCTTGCGGGTCATCAGGAGGCGTGTCTGCTTCTCCGATTGTTACTCTTTCCATTTGTTATTATTGCTGTTGTCGTGCCTGCATTTGCTGGCCAACGGCCTGAGCCATTGACTGAAGTTTCTCTGGGTCTTCCTTCGCCATCTCGCCTGCGGCCTTGGCGACATTAGGAGCTACTTGCTGGGCCATCTGCTGGGCCTGAGCCATTCGCTGCTCTTCTGCGATAGCCTCTTCATCCTTGATCAGTCCTTCGGTATCAATACCCAACGAGGTTGCTCGTCTCTTAAGATAATCACCCATATTAACGTACTGCTTAAAGGAATCCCCCAACAACTGTGCTGCCCCTTGGATAAACATATCTAATTTATTAAGATCGTGTCCCCTGCCGAGTGCCTCCAACCCTGTAACAATGGTAGGTTTAACAATCTTTTTAGGCAAGGCAGGGAGTCGGCCACCCTTCTCCATTCTGTCCATCAGCCTATTAACTAAGGGCATTTGGAACTCCTGTGACAGGATACTATACACTCCACCGAGAACATCCTCTAATTCCTGAGCCATAAACCGAATCTCTTCGGCTGTGACTCTCTCACCATTCCTCTGAATGGCGGTATTCATTAGGAAGGCAAAGCCTAATCGTTCTTTAATTTGGTTGATGATTTCTTGCGCCACCCTGAAGTCAGCGTGTTTCTGCATCTGCAAGACCGTGACATCATCCGCATTGCCTTGAACAATAGCCCCATTAGGAGCAGTAGCCAGAGTGCGTGGGCGTGTGGTTCCATTGGGACTTACTAGAAATAATACCTTAGCTGCAGCAGCGGCCCCCTCAACGATAGCTTGAGTCAAACCTTCAAGTGACTGTAGGTCTCCGAGGTATTCCTCAACAAAGCTTCTGCCATAGTTATCGTTCTCAATACGGGTATATCTCAAGGGAATCCAAGGGTTCTTATCTATCTCATACTCTCCAAAGGCAGATTCGATTTCTATGTCAGCAACCTCCTGCCTAGCTATCCACTTCTTCCCCTCCCTGTAAATTCCCGTGTAAACATCAACCGATTTCTGTCCGTAAGCAGTCTCAGGCTGCTGGTCTGCAGCTTCCACCTGAACCTTGATTACCTCTGGTAGTACGTCAGGGTCTAGGGATTCCTTAATGATTATGGACTGAACGTTACCCATTGGGTCGCGCTTGCACACATACCTGTCTAAATTGAACACCCGCACACCCCCCTTGTCAGGGACATACAGCAGGACATTGCCAGCAACGATGAGTTGCTTTAGAGCCTCAAAGACTCCCACTCGGACTGCACTTGTCTCCACCTCTGCTTGGACGGCTCTCTCTATTTCAGCCAAAGCCTTCTCTAGTTCAGTCTTAAGCTCTGGGTCTGCCTGTCCTTCTGAAGCCTTATCATACTCATACTTGTCGATGACCAGCCGAAAGAAGGGGGAGTTAGGAGGGAGTAAAGCTAGGAGAAGCTTGGAGGCTAGGTTGTTTACCCCTCTGGCCCCAACGCCTTGGAAGGGAGTAGGGTAGTTTGTGTTAGGGCCGGGAGCATTAGGAGGAACAAGATACGGGATGGTTAACTCCGCACACGCTCGCCCCCTCTGTAGAAAAGAGTCCCGCTCTTGCGAGCAAGCATCGTAATATCCTTTCAGGTGAGACCTGTGCATTACGGTATCTGAGTGGGGGCATAGGCTCCAACGCCTCCCGTGCCGGGGTTAACCCCTTGTGGTCGAGCAATCGTTAAAGACCTAGCTGACGTTCCTCGCCGCCTCTTCTTCGTACCCCGTGCGTCCCGCACCTGAGTGGAGGGCTTGAGGGTAACTTTAGCTTGCTTGGCTTGTTGCAATGCAGGGAGCTGCTGCACTAATGGCTTCGCTACTCTGGGGCTACTCATGCACATTGCGTTGTTCCTCGTAAATACTTGTAAGTGTTTTAACCACAGCCACTTGGCCCTGCTTGTACCTTATGTCCATCATGTCTACATCTGCAGGCATCCGATCAGGGAAGACCCGCTTGAGCCAGACGATAAGCCCCTCATCGACGGGAGGCAACTTCTCGTTCTTCTCGTTAGCAAAATTAAGGGGTAAGTCAAGCGGATTTATCATGCAAGCCTAAAGTGTGCAGCATTTTACTGACGGCATCCTTTAATATATCACGGGACTTATCATTGTCCAAGACATAATCGTAATCAGGATAAGAATCCAAGGCAGTCTCAGAAGCGTGGTCATCTATACCAGTTTGCTGGAATGGGTAGGTGTCATAGACTTCCACCCTCCGCGTCACTCTGATTAGTTTTCCACCAAGCTCTTTGATGAGGTCAGCCTCGTTAGGAAACCTGACATCTGTAACAAAGAGAACGTCATAGTGTTCTCGGCTGGCCTCAATGATGATCTCCATCTTCTTGAGCCAGTATGTATCACCGCAAAGCTTCCTTCGGAAGTCACTCCCCCATACTTGGAGCAATGCTCTGAAGTCTTCTTTGTGTTCTTCAATGTGGTCAACCCGAAACCCCGTGATCTCTGAGACTTCGTGCTTAACTAAGTCACCGAAAGCAACACGGCCCACTCGCTGGTCTTCGCACAACTCACGAGCCGTTACGAATACCGTGTCCTTTCCACTCTGTTTCTTTCCTGCTAGTGCTATTACATTCATGGTCTCCAATACTTGATTTCCTCTTTCCTCATGTTATAATTCTCAACTCTTAGTATCCGCGCAAGACGGGCCTGAACTAAGGCGGCTTTCTCGTCAAAATTTTTCTTACCAAAACTATTGACTACTTTTTCCCACGGAGTTGTTGTCGTGCCTGCGTCTAAAATCTTTCGGGCAGTAGCAGGGCCAACACCGGGACACCCTGCGTACCCATCAGTAGGGTCGCCGCATAAGGTTTGGAAGAGGTGGTAGTCATCAGCAAACTTCTTGGTAATCTTACGGACGCCTCGCTCTGGGTGGTCAGGGTTCCAGAGGAAGCAGGGTATAGTCTGCATGTCCTTGTCGGTACTGACAATGATCTTGCGACTACCTACTTCATACATCGGGTCAGTTGCCCAGACACCTAAGATGTCATCAGCCTCTAGGTTAGGGATAACTAATGCCCTCCACTCCACCATCAGGTGTTCGCGCAATACAGGGAGTCCTATAGGTTTCCTTGCTTTCTTTCGGGATGCTTTATAGGAGGGGTCAATGTCCCGTCGAAAACATTCCTTGTGCGACAAGGCGACACGCACCTTCGCAGCGTCTAACGCAAGGACACACGCCTTAATGGCTGTATCCATAACCTTAATAGCTACTGAAGTGTCGGTGTGTAGTGTCCAGATGTCGTTGCCCCAATCAGTAGGGACTTCAGCCCCGGCGGCGTGTTTGTAGGCGAAGATGTCGCCATCAATTAGTAGGGTGGGCGGTTTGCTCATGGTGTTAGTTGTTTATGTAGCCATTCAAAGACCTTGGGGTTGTGTTTCCACACGGTACACAAGCCCGTGGATAGGCGTGTGGTACTCTCCTCTTCATTTGTTGTGTCGGAGATACCCATCACATGGTTCACCGCATGGATTACCTCGTGCAAAAAGGTGTCTGCTGTTGTCCCCTTGGGGTAACCCCCCACCATCTGAATGATGCAGTTGTTGAGATCAACACTTCCATGAACATCACCTGTAGAAAGCCACTCCACCTTAAACTCTTGGTTTAATACGGTTATCTTAGTGGGCCTCCTTAAGTAAGTTCCATGCTTCCTTGTACTTTTCATACTTGTTTGGCCTATCCGTGTGAAGGCACAACCACTTGCAACTAAGCTCATTCCAAGGGATGACATAGGTTATTCCTGAAGGGACAAGATGAGCCAGCAGGACAGAGTACCCTCCCACCTTGTCTCCCGCCAAAATCCTGTGGTATCCATTCGGGGAGATGTGGGTTGAAGAACGTACCTGTACCGTGTTCACCACCCCATCATACTCGGTAATAAAATCGTAACTGGTGGACAGAATGGGGTCTGATACGCTGAACCCCTGCTTTATTAAAATTGATTTCATCATTAACTCTACAGCGATGCCTGCTACCTCATGCCTAGTGTGTTTCTGCCCAATTGGAGCCAGCCCTAGCCTCACCGTCAAGGGGACACTTAAATCCGAGCGTGGTTCCTGCTTGCCTGATTGCATTGACTGATTCCTTTAAGATCAGGTCAACATACTGGGGCTTGGTTTCTACTTGAAACTCATCATGTACATGAGCTACAAAACCATAGTCTTCCCCGTGTTGAAGTCCCGCTTTAGTTAATGTTTCATAAAGGTGAACGGTCGCCTGCTTCATTATAACAGCCCCCGCACCCTGCAGCAGCGTGTTCAGAGCTGCATGTGCGCTTCTTATAAAAAGCTTACGCCCGTCTAATCCCTTAAGCCAATCTCTTGAACTTAAAGAGTTTACTATGCAAGCTTTTAGTTGAGCTAGGGCCGGGAGTCTTTCGAGAAAGGTAGCCTTGATTGCTCGTCCAGCACTTCTCCCGCGTCCAATGACCTTTCCAATCTTCTCGTCACCCGCTCCATAGAGGAAGGCGTAAATAAACGTCTTCGCCGCATCGCGTGTCGGTAGCCCCGCTGCATTCTGGTTAACCGTGTGTATATCGCCTTGCAGTATCTTATTAGCATAATCTCCTCCATCATACGGATAGAGGTAATGGGCCAAGCAACGTAGCTCTAGGCCAGAGGCATCGCAACCTATAAGAACAGCCCCGTCCGTTGCCTTGAATAGGGAGCGGCACTCCTTCCCATAGGGGGAGCCAACACTTGGAACCTGTGCCATGTTGGGACGAGAGTGGGTGCAGCGGCCTGTGATGGCTCCGTTGGTATTGATCCTGCCATACATCCTCCCTCCCACCTCTGCGGTGAGCCACGCCTGTTTTCCCTCGGCCACTTGACCCATGCGCTTAACCAACATGAGATATTCCATCAACATCCTAACCGACTCGTGATCGAGTGTAATCTTTGACATCACCGCCTCGTCTACCTTGGGTTTGCCTTCTTCGGTGAAGGTGGTCGGCTTCCACCCCAATCGCTGCAACCTATCTGCAATGTGGTCGCGGGAGGAGGGGTTGAAATCAATAAGCTTGGTCTTGTTTGGCCCTTTGGTTACGTCCTTGGCCTTGTGACCAGCAGCGACAGCTTCTTTCTTGGTATCAAAAAGTTCATCCCCGGCTCGCCAGAAGGTGGACTTCATCTGAAACTCATCAGGGGGGAACATCTCTTGAAGCTTCTCGTTTAGTTCTAACTTCCTCGTACTCAGCTTAACGTAGAGGTTGGTAGCAGCAGGAACATCAAAGCTAAACCCGTGGCTCATCATCATCTGCATGACCATTGCAAACTCATGTTCAAGGGTAAGACAGCACATGTCCCACCCTTCCCTCCGAAGCCTGCGAAATAACTCAAGGTTAATTTCAGTATCCTTCACGCAGTACATCATCATCTGCTCGCTGAAGTGATCATAGCCATGCTCCTCTAGGTACGCTCCCTTGTGTGTACCCACGCGATACCCCCACGCCTTGAGTGAGTGAGACCCAACCAATCGAACAGGAATGTAGGCCATCTTCGTGTTTTGGATGCGGTCATTGTCACTCACGTTAGTGTGAATAACACGCGACATCACTAAGGTGTCAGTTACCTTGGGTAGTTTCTGGTGGTGGTCGATGTAGTCTAGCTGTTCAAGTGCAGGGATATCAAAGTCAATGATGTTGTGACCTATGATCTCATCATGTCCCAATAGGAAACGAACACCGGCAGCTATATCCCTTGGCCCAAACGTTGAGACCTTACCAGAGTCAATGTCTCGACACACAATACACCAAACTGTGGTGAGGGCATCGAGGAGGCCGTCTGTTTCAATATCAAATATCGTTCTCTTCATTATTCTCATCGAAATTTATTGCCTCGACTAAGCGGCCCGTCTCTTCACTAAACTCAAGGGTAGTGGCCACTCCATTCAAACCACACCAGCGATTCTTTAGCACCCGAATGGTTGTGAACTTGGAGAGTGCTGCGTCCTGCTGATCACGCTCCAATCCAATCACCATGTCAGATAGCTGTGCAATCCCCGCGCTTCCCCGAAGCTGGGCCAAGGTAGTCCTTGCACCCTCTTCATGGCCCCGCCCTTCAGGTCTCTTGAGATGACTCACGATGACCAACGAACAGCGCAGCTCTTCAACTAGGGAGCGAAGCTTGGTCATAGTGTTGTCAATCATGCGGCGTTCATCCCCACCCTCCATGCCTGACACAACGATGGACAAGTGGTCGAGGAAAATAATTTTACAGTCAAGTGCCGTTATAAGATATCTAATTTTTTGTAATAGATTCTCCTCTCCTAGTGATCCCCAATGATCATAGGTGAAGTAGCGGCCTGAACCGACAGTAGCGTCAAAGGCTTCCTTAAGGTCAGCCTCCTCCACCTCCTCTGGGTTGAGGTAGATGGGCTTGTTCAAGTGAATCCCCATGATACCGAGCGCAGTCCTTTTGGTTGACTCTTCTAGGGCTATGTAGCCCACAGATTCACCCTTCAGGATGAGATGATGGGCAACCTCTTTACATACGCTTGACTTACCGATGCCAGAGCCAGAGCAGATGGTTGTAATCTCCCCGGCCCTTAGCCCCATAGTCATGTCATTGAGGCTCCCCCAAGGATACATGTAGGTGGTGGACTTCTCCACCTTGGTGAGGGTCTCCCACAGGTCTGTCCCGGCGACAATCCCATCAGGTCGCCACGGCTTGGCGTTCCAAATGTGGTTGAGCAGTTCCCCGTGACGTTTCGCGAGGAGCATCTCGTTGGCATCCTTGAGGGGGAGCTTGGCGATCTTGGCCTTGCCGACAGATAAGACTTGGGCGCACTTTTCAGCAGCTTCTTGGCCTACATCGTCGTTATCAAAGACAATGACAACTGTTTCAAACTTCTCCAGCCACTCAAGGTTATCCTTAAAGGCTTTGACAGAACCGGCGACTCCATTCGGAATCGACACAACGGGCCACTTGTTCTCTTGGATTTGGCCTATCGAAATGGCGTCAATTTCTCCCTCGGTAACCACTAGCTGCTTGACCTTGGCGGTGGATTGCCAGAGCCATTGGCCATAGAGGGGAAGCTTGCCCTTACCTACCTGTAGGAAATCCTTGTTGGCAAACCTGACCTTGGCTATGGGGACTGATCCATTGTTGAAGTAGTTGGCCACCTGTACGGGTCGGCCAAGGTATGAGCCTATCTGGTACTGCCAGAACCGACAGGTTTTCTCCGTGATTCCGCGCTTGGATAGAGCGGCATACTTCAAGTTTTCTAGTCCTTCTACTTGGTCATTCCTTGGGACGGGCTTCGCAATGGAAGCCTCGCCGTTGTAGTTCTGGAAGTGAGTGTTACATACGAAGCAAAACCCATGTCCATCATCATAAACGCCCACACCATCGCTTGATCCGCAATCAGCACAGGGGCCGTGTTCTATAAAGCTACTTTCTTCTTCGTTTTCGTATTTGGTAGTCACTTGTTATTTCTTCAATGTTTCCGTCAAATTTTAGTTTCGATCCAATTCTTTCTCGACTGCTGCGTCCAAGCTTTAACCACACGATAGTTCCCGCTGTGCCAGCGAAGCAGTCCAGATCATCAATGCCTACCACCGACTTCTTTCCGTCAGGGGTAGTCAATACCGCGTGGGTAGCTGCTCTGGGCCTTACAATAACCATGCTTTAGGGACAGTCATTCCGCACCACTTGAACCCGTGTTTGTCGCACCAACCGGCGTAGCTTGTTTTTGACCCCGGCCTGATCTTATGTGTCGGCTGTTGGAAAGCGAACCTAATATCCAAGCTGGGGTTTTGCTCCCTAATCAGGAGATGTTTGCTACGGTCAGATGGTAAGAAACGGCCCTTCACCTCAATGAAGATATCCCTGTTCCCTGTCAGGTGAAAGTCAGGGACATACCGATGCTTCTTGAGGTAGTAGAAAAACTCCCCCTCATAGGAGAATGGGACTCCCTCTGTTTCCAGAAGAAGCCCCATTCCCTTTTCGAGTTTATTTTTGTAGGAGGACACAGGCCATGATGCGTTCTGATTAAACAGACTACCAAGTTCAATCAGAACTCAGTAGCATCATTCGTGGCCGGTGATGCGTCCGCTGTCGGTTGCGGGACTTCAGCGGATTCTTCAGGTTGTTCAACGGTAAAGCCCCCTTCCACCTTATCAAAGGCTTCTTCTTGCTTTACCGAAGGAACAACCAAGTCCAGAACTTGGACTGCGTGGAGTCGAAGGGCGACTCCTGCACCAACTGGTGCGAGATAGGGAGCAGCCGAAAAGCTGACCCTAATTTTTGAACCATACCCAATCTTCACCTTGATGGGTTTAGACTGTGAGTCGAAAATGACAGGCGTTTGTGTGATGACGTCGCCTGTCTTGGTCGTGTAAGATGGCTTCATCTTGAACTTGAAGTCAACGTACTCTTTGCCCTCGTCTT